TATGCGGGCGGATTATTATCCAAACCTTATTCGCGGTAAGACCAAAAGCTGGATTGACGTTTACGTTATGAACAAGCTGGGTCACGTTCAGGACGGGAAGCCAGTGTATCAAATGTTTGCGCCAGAGGTTCATATTGCCAAGGAAGAGATTCCGATTGCGGCTGACATGCCAGTCTATGTCGGGATTGACTTTGGTCTCACACCTGCTGCTGCCTTTGGACAGAAGGTGCGCGGTCGCTGGTTGATCCAATCTGAGATCGTGGCGATCGATATGGGGATCGTGCGGTTTGCTGAAGTGCTTAGAAATGAGCTGGCGTCTCGTTTCTCAGCCTGTTCGGAAGTGTTTATATACGGCGACCCTGCTGGTGACTTCCGTGCTCAGACTGATGAATCTACTCCATTCCAGATTCTTCGTGGTGCTGGCCTCAAGGCTTTCCCTGCCCCTTCCAACTCTGTTGACCTGCGTCTCGAGTCTGTCTCTTCTCAGCTGACCAAGATGGTTGATGGCAAACCAGCCTTTATGATCGATCGCCGCTGCCCGCAGCTTATCAAAGGCTTTGAGGGTGGCTATCAGTATAAGCGAATGGAAGTTTCTGGTGAGCGATACGCTGACAAGCCAGACAAGAATATGTTCTCTCACATCCACGATGCGCTTCAGTATTTGCTGCTTGGTGCTGGGGAAGGGCGAGCATTGATGAATAGTCAGAAGCCAGCGCAGCCAGTTGTTGCGAAGCGAGACTTCGACGTGTTCTCGAGAAGTAACAAACCCAAGCGTAGGCAGGGGCTGTGGTCGCGCATGTAATTGTGCGTTGATGCAGCTGCCTTTCTATGCTTCCCATGCGGAAACAGATGGAGATACGACAATGTGTTTTGGACCTAGCGCAGCAGAGAGAGAAGCCGCCGCTGCTCAGACAGCTTTAGCTAAAGAACAACAGGCCGCAGCAGAGCAAGCTAAGCAAGCAGAGATCGCTCGCGTTTCTCAGCAAAAGCAATCTAGCATTGAGGGCGCACTTCAGGGTCGCACTATCTCTGGCGCTAAGCGTGGCGGCGCTGGCCGTCGCTCCCTTCTCACATCTGGCGCTGGTGGCGCTGGATTCATGGGCCGCTTCCGCTAATGAGCACTGCAAAGAAATACATCAAAAAATACGAAGACGCGAAATCCTTTCGAGAGAATTGGGTTCCGCTCTTCGAAGAGTGCTATGAGTATGCGCTCCCTCAACGTGAGTCGTTTTACTATGAGACCCATGGTCAACGCCGCGATGATAAAATCTTTGACGAGACCGCTGTCGTAGGTGTGCAGGAGTTTGCCAGCCGCCTACAGACTGGCCTCGTTCCTAACTTTGCTCGCTGGGCTGACCTGACTTCTGGCAGTGAGGTTCCGCCTGAGCAGCGTGATGCAATTAATAACGAGCTCGATGAAGTCACTGAGTATGTGTTTGAGGTTCTGCAGAACTCGAACTTTGCTCAGGAGGTTCACGAATCGTTTATGGACTTGGCTGTTGGCACTGGCGTGTTGGCTGTAGATGAGGGTGACTCCATCAACCCTGTTGTCTTCACAGCAATCCCGCTGCCTCACATTGTCCTATCGACTGGTCCAGATGATCGTATTGACCATGTCTTCCGTGAGCGCAAGAACGTGCCATTCTCTCAGCTCGAGCTGATGTATCCAAATGGTAAGTTTGATGATCAGGTTAAGCGCCGCGCAGCAAGCGATGACAAGACAACCGTGCTCGAGGTTGTTGGTCGTGACTACTCGGTCAAGAACGAAGAAGCCTATGTCAGCTATGCAATCTGCATGACGACAAAGACTGTTCTCAATGAGAAGAAGATGAAAGGCATTGGCTCCAATCCTTTCGTTTGCTTCCGTTGGTCGAAGTGCGCTGGTGAAGTCTACGGTCGTGGGCCGTTGCTCAATGCACTGTCTGCTATTAAGACAACGAACCTGACCATCGAGCTGATCCTTGAGAATGCCCAGATGCAAATCTCTGGCATCTATCAGATGGAAGATGATGGCGTCATTAACCCTGATACCATTCAGCTTGTTCCAGGCTCTATCATCCCGAAGGCCATGGGTTCCTCTGGTCTTCAGCCTATCAATGCAGCAGGTCGCTTTGACGTGGCGCAGCTTGTCCTCAATGACATGCGCCTCAATATCAAGCGCGCTCTCTACAATGATATGCTTGGCGATCCGAACAAAACTCCTGCGACTGCGACTGAGGTTGCTGAGCGCATGGCTGACTTGTCTCGCCGTATTGGTTCTGCGTTTGGTCGCTTGCAGGCAGAGCTCGTGCAGCCAGTTCTACAGCGTGTAATCTACATTCTGAAGAAACAGGGCCGCATTGAAATCCCAAGCGTCAACGGTCGTGAGGTAAAGATTCGTTCCGTATCGCCTCTGGCTCAGGCGCAGTCCAACCAAGACATCTCTACCATTGCTCGCTTCCTTGAGCTGGTCGGTGGCGTCTTTGGGCCTGAGATGTTGCAGATGCTAATCGACAGTGAACAAACAGCAATTCACCTTGCTAAGAAGTTCGGTGTCCCAGACTCCTTGATTCGTGATGAAGAGCAGCGTAAACAAATAGCTGCAATTGCGCAGCAAATGGCGCAGCAGCAAGCGATGCAACAAGGACAAGCACTTGGCAACGAACAACAAGCGACTGGGGGTTGACGGAGTAATCCGATCGCCACAAAGCGAAGACCAACTCAATCAGGTCTTCGCTGAAGCCTTTAGCACTCCTTCAGGGCTCACTGTCCTGAAGCACTTACGGTCAATCACCATCGAGAGCGTTGGTGGACCAGACATTACCGATACATATTTGCGTCACTTGGAAGGCCAGCGTTACATCGTTGGCCTTATCGAGCAGCGCATTGACAAAGGTCAACGGAGTAAAAACAAATGAGCCTTCTATCTACTGAAGACAACTCGACCACTGAAACTACCGAAGCAGTGACCGAAACAACCGAGACTACAACTGAAACTGTTGCAGATGTGCAACAGTCTGACGACCGACCAGAGTGGTTGCCAGAGAAATTCAAAAGCGCGGAAGACCTAGGCAAAGCCTACAAAGAGCTTGAGGGTAAGCTCGGCAAGAAGGAAGAAGACCTTCGCGCTGCCATCCTTGAAGAGCTCAACAATGATGCTTTCAAGGATCGCCCAGAGACTGCTGGTGACTATCAGCTTCCTGACTATGTTGATCCCGAAGCCTCTGTTGACAACAAGCTCTTGGACTGGTGGTCGAAGCACTCGTTTGAAAACGGGTATAGCCAAGCTGAGTTTGAGCAAGGCTTGCAGGTTTACATGGAAGCCGTTGGTGCAAACCAAGGCCCAGACCTTGAAGCAGAAGCAAAAGCTCTTGGTGACAATGCCAATCAGCGCATTGAAGCTGCGTCTGCCTTTGCCAACAAGTTCTTTCCAAAGGAAGCCATTGGCGCGGTCGAGCGCATGTGTGAGACTCACGATGGTATTATCGCCCTCGAAGCAATCATGGATGCGATGAAGGACGGTAACTTTGCTGGCTCTACGGAGAACGTGGCATCGAATACTGAAGCTGAGCTGCAAGAGATGATGAAGGACGAACGCTATTGGAATCCAGCCAAACGTGATGCAAACTTCGTTAATCAAGTAAACGCTGGCTTCAAGAAACTCTATGGCTGATAAACCAATCATTTCTTCTCGAGGCCTCGACCTTGTCTACTTCGAGAAGAAGCATGTCATTCCAGTTGCTGTAAACCTGAGTGACGAAAACTTGCGTGAGCTCGATGTGATCTATCAGGTCGAGCCCGTACAAGCTCTCTATGAGAGAGCGTGTGAAGTAAACACCTTCGCAATTGAAAGACATGGAGAGCCCGTGGCAGTCACGGGCTATTCTCTTTGTGATGACCACATTCATATCTGGGCGGTCTTTACAAAGGAAATGCGTAAGCAGTGGGTAAGGTTTGCTCGTGCCTCGCATGACCTAATGTCTTTCTATTCTCAGCTTCGACCTACAATGATTTGCGATGTCTGGTCTGAGAACGAAATGATTATCCAATGGTTGCTGCACCTAGGCTTTGACGCAGAAACAGTTCTTACTGATTCGAACGGGAATAGGATTGTGCGTTTTGTGCGTTGCGACTATGAAGATGATAGTGTTGTAAATACGGCACAACGGCCCGCAATCCACTGAGAGGCCCGCAAGGACACCCTCGTTGAAGCAGGAAATCGGACACCCGTGCTGACTGAAAACCCCCATAAGGACTCTTGAAAATGGCAAATACTATCGACCAAGCCTTCATCAAGCAGTTTGAAACCGAAGTGCATATGGCTTATCAGCGCATGGGTTCCAAGCTGCGTAACACTGTTCGCTCGACCAACGTAAATGGTTCGTCGGCTCGTTTCCAGAAGATCGGCACTGGTGCCGCTTCGACCAAGTCGCGTAACGGCAACGTCACCGCAATGGAACTGGCGCACACCTACGTTGAAGCAACGATGGCTGACTACTACGCAGCCGAGTACATCGACAAGCTCGATGAACTGAAGATCAACATCAACGAGCGTCAGGCTGTAGCTCAATCGGCTGCTGCTGCTCTGGGTCGTAAGACTGATGAAATCCTCATCACTGCTATGGACGCAGGCGCTAACGCTACTCAGCTGGGTGCTGATGATGCAGCTGTTGGCAAAGCAACCCTCCTCAGCGTCTTCGAAGCCTTTGGCACCGCAGACATTCCTGAAGATGGCCAGCGTTACATTGCAATGTCTCCAAAAGGCTTTGCAGACCTCTTCAACATCAACGAGTTTGCTTCGTCTGATTATGTTGGCCCGCAGAACCTTCCGTTCGCTGGCGGCATGACCATGAAAGAGTTCCTCGGCTTCAAAATCTTCTCGACCTCGGCTGTATCGGCTGGCAAAAACTTTGCCTACCACACCACTGCTGTAGGTCTCGGCATCAACGCTGATGTTCAGACTGAAGTAAACTATGTTGCTGAGAAGGTCTCGCACCTTGCAACCTCGATGATGTCGATGGGCGCTAAGGTCATTGACGCAAACGGTGTTTACGAGCTGCTCGACAACACTGCTGGTTAATAGGTCGGGGGGCTACGGCCCCCCTTCCTTTCTCTTCGAAGGGTGACAGATGACCTACGCCGATACTCCTCTTAAAATTTGCTCCCGTGCTAATATGCTTTGTGGTGGCGATCCCATCACTTCTTTTGATGATGGCACTGCTGAAGCTGATCTTTGCGATGCGATGTATGAGGATGTAGCTCGAGCTGTCCTAACTAATTCTCGTTGGCGTTTTGCAACAAAACAGGCTGTGCTTGTTCGTGACGCAGAAGCTCCGACTGGTCGCTTTGATGCGTCCTATCAGCTGCCAGCTGACTTGCTTATGCTTAGCGCAGTCACTGTGAATGACTCGCCAATTCTCTATGACACTTATGGCGATAAGGTATTCTGTGATTCTTCGTCCAGTGACGTAGTGATCGCTGATTATATCTATCGCGCAGATGAGGCCGACTGGCCTCCGTTCTTTACTCTTGCTGTTGAGTATTCAATGGCGGCTGTTATTGCCACTTCGATTGTTCGTGATGGTCAGCTTTCTCAGCTTATGGATCAACGCGGTCAAGTGCAGATGATGCAAGCGCGTAGACTTGATTCTCAGCAGCAAACCAATCGTAAACTGAACACATCGAGGTTCATTGCACAAAGGCGCAGCTAATGCAGAAGGTCCGTGTTCCAATCAACAGCTTCCAGTTTGGCGAGATTAGTGACACGACGATCATGAGGACCGATAGTGCGGTCTATGCTGCGTCTGCACAAAGCCTAAAGAATATGCTGGTAAAGGTAGATGGTGGGGTAAAGAAACGCCCCGCCTTAAAGCATATCTACACCTATGAAGATATTACTTATGACCCAGACTATGAGGGTCAGTCTCACCTATTTAAGTTTATCTTCTCTGATGACGAGCAATACATTGTCTCGATAGAGCATGAGCAGGCTCGCATCTTCTTTATCAACACTGATGGATCAACAACTCTCGTTGAGACAATCACGCAACAGATCGGGGGAACTATTCCATTCGATCAGCAGTATTTGCGTGAATACACTGCGGCTCAATATGGCGATGTCATGTTCATTTGCCATCCTTTGTTTATGCCTAGGATGTTGATCCGCACTGGGCTTTATAGCTTCAAGATTGAGACGTTTACCTTCGACACTATGTCGACAGGTCTTGTTACTTATCAGCCTTATACTGACTTCCATGGTCAAAGCATTACTCTTGATCCAAGCGTTTGGACTGGGACAAATGCAACGCTGGTAACCAGTGAGCCTTACTTCACACCCGATCATGTTGGCACAATCATTCGATACGGTGAAACTGAGATTGAGATCACAAGCTATGTGAGATCAACTGAGGTAAGAGGTGATATTAAGGGGACGCTACGAGTTCGACTCAGCGTTCTTAATCCACTTCGCACAATTGATGGCAGCTCAACAATTGAAGTTACTCACATTAACCACGGCTTTGTTGGTGGTGAGACTATTGTTATTGAGGATGCTGCTTCTGTTGGTGGACTTAATGCAAACTCAATCAATGGAACGCGCACCATTGGCACCATCATTGATGAGAACACTTATACCTTTACTGCGGGAGGAAATGCAAACTCCTCTGAGGATGGCGGTGGTCTTGTAAAGATTGTCAGTCACGCCCCAACAACTCAATGGGATGAGCAAGCCTTCTCTGCTGTTCGTGGTTATCCTGCTGCTGTTACCTTCCATGAAAACCGACTAATCTTTGGTGGCACGATCTATCAGCCAGATTCTCTTTGGTTCTCTAAGTCTGGTCAGTTCTTTAACTTTGATGTTGGTGATGCAAACGATGCTGATGCAATCAATCTGGTTGCAGCGACTGGTGACGTAAATACTATTCGTTACTTGATCTCTGGTCGTGATCTTCAGATTTTCACTGACGCTGCTGAGTTCTATGTT